GGGGGAGGGTCTTGGCGTAAGCCAAGAGGTATAGTTCTGCCTCGGATTGGCAGATCCAGAAAGGACTCCGTATGGTCGATGTTGCATACAGCGAGTACTGGTCGCAGCCCCATGTGGGACATCCGGCCAGACGCTACTATCGTTTTAAGGAAGGTGTTCGCCAAAAGCCTTTTGTCAGGGCCAAGGCACTTCCCTACATGTTGCGTCGAGGAGGGGTAACCCAAGTCAGCGCAATAGGTAGTGACGAAAGTAGTGCATACGGTTACGATTCACCCAATGACAACTTGTCTTACGACATGGCGAATCTTTCTGGAGGCCTTCGTGGCCCCTATGAGGAGTGCGTCAATAAATCGTGGGCAAGACTAAAAGATGCGGTGTTTTCGGACACCGCCTCTCTCGGCGCCACACTGGCCGAGATGGGTGATTCACTTGACACTCTTGAGAAACGGGGACTGCAGTTGTATCGTAGTTACCGTGCCCTCCGAAAGGGGAAGTTCAGCGATTTCATCAAAGAACTGGGTGTTAAGCGGCTGAAGAAGCATCAAAACAAGATCTGGAGCAGGCCCAGAGACGCTTCTGGCTTGTGGCTTGAGTATTGGTTTGGATGGGCACCCCTCGTGGGTGACATCTCGACCGCAATTCAAGTGACCGCTAGCGAAATCAAACCGCAAACGGTCCGAGGATCAGCGACGCGTGGTTTTAGTTATCGTGAGGAACACTCCTACGGTGGCTTTATCTCTTACAAAGGGATGATCCGCGTGAAGCAGGGTATGCAGATCAAGGTCTCTAACCCGAACGTTCTTCTTGCAAACCGATTGGGTCTTCTCAACCCGGTCTCAGTAGCTTGGGAACTTGTGCCTTTCTCCTTTCTGATTGATTGGTTCGTCCCGGTGGGTAACTACCTGGACAGTTTCACCGATTTTGTCGGTTTGGAGATGTCGGAGCAATACACAACGGTTGCTGCGGCAGGAACTTCTCACAACGGTAGACATTATCAAGATTATTCTACCCTTCTCGTGGTGGATCTCTTCGCAGAGCATTCATACATGAAAAGGACGGTCGGCCTTACAAAACCGATCGTGCGTTGGGAGGCACCGCTGAGACTCTCAGCAACGAGAGCTGCTACTGCCATTGCGCTCCTCATTTCAATCTTCTCGCCACAAAGGCGGGGCTAACTGGAGAATCACTATGCCTCAAATGGCAAACATCACCATCAAAGCATCCAACGGCACCACGGACGTGGTCTACAACGCCGCCACCCCCTCCGCCGGCGACAAGTCGCCGGCCGTGTGGAGGTGCGTTGCGGCGAACGTGGTACCGATGTATCGCCCCAACTTCTCGTTGGTCTTCCGGGACAACGGTCAGAAGACCGGCCGTCATGTCGAAGGGGTCTTCAAGTATCCCATCGTCGTGATCGAGGGCGGCGTCGCCGTCCTTAAGGCCACTGTTCCGATGAGTTTCTCGGGTACCCTCCCGACGAACGTCGATGCATCGCTGGTCAAGGAAGCCACTTACCAATTCGGCAACCTTGTGGTGAACGCCCTCATCCGTCAGTGTTTCGACGAGATGTACAGCGCCAGCTGACCAGACCACTACTTACCAGGAGCAATTCCTCATGAGTAAAAGGACCATGAACCCGCAACTCCTGCGGGCCTCCCTTGCAATTTGGGAGGGACTCGACACCCCTGTTAGTCTATCGTGCCACTTGCTGGCTAGGAACGGGGAGTGGAGACAGCTCTTGACCAAGACTGTCTCGCCACACAACTACATAGACTCCGAGACTGGGGCCGACCACTTCAAGCGCGACGCGCAAGCGGTTGGCCTTTTGTCGAAGTACGCCGACATAGACATCGGCATCGACCGCAAAGAGGTTGCTCGCGAGAGCTTCTTCAATGCGGAAAAACTATGTAAGCTCACCAATGAGCGCCTGTTACCCTATGTATTTCCGCTTCATGACGACGGTGAAACTGTTCGTCACCCACGTATCGAGCACTTCGTTCGACGCGTTCAGGGCATTGTAGCGGCTGTTCTGGGGGCAATTCCAGACTTCGAACAGCTTCATCCGAGGTTTGGGCCGGGCGTTGTGTCAGAGGGGAGAGAGCCCGGTTTCATCCGGGCTCGCCGTTCCGGTGTGTTGCTTGGTGACAAACTAACAAACATGCCGTGGGTTACGAAAGAAGCGAAAGCATTACTCGCCCCGTTGTTCTGGCCTTCGGCCTGGGGGAGAGAGCTTCTTCGTAGTGATGGGTCAGACATGCAAGTTCTTCGAGGGAACCGCTTCACAACGGTCCCCAAGTCCGCTAAAACGGATCGCGGAATCTGCATCGAACCTGGAGGCAATGTCTACCTCCAGCTAGCGCTCGGCGGTTTTATCCGCAGACGCCTAAGCCGCTTTGGGATCGACCTCGACAGGGGCCAATCCATTCACCGCTCGCTAGCGCGTGAATCCTCTCTTACTGGGAGGTTAGCGACGATCGACCTATCATCTGCTTCAGACACCGTGTCATACCGGCTGGTACAGCTTCTTCTACCAGACGCGTGGCACGACCTCCTCTCGGCTTTGCGCAGCCCCGTTACAGAAATCGACGGGAAGCACGTGAAGCTCGAGAAATTCTCCTCTATGGGCAACGGGTTCACATTCGAACTCGAAACCCTCATCTTTGCTGCTATCACTGCAGCGTGCCAAAACTCCGGCATCCGATCACTCGGAAAAGATGTGTTCGTTTATGGCGACGATATACTGACGCCTGCGACGAATAGTGGGGAAGTTTTGTCAGCACTTAGGTTTTTTGGCTTCGTGCCAAATGCAGCGAAAACCTTCGTGTCTGGCCCCTTCAGAGAATCCTGCGGGGGTGACTACTTTGAGGGGGTAGATGTTCGCCCCCACCAAATCAAGGAGTCACCTGATGAACCAACCGCTTGGATTACTCTGGCAAATGGCCTGTTTAGACGATGGTTTGACCATCGGATGCAGAGCCGTCTGTTCAGGGCCAGAGAGCGTGTGCTGGGTTTTATCCCAGTACATCTCCGACATTGTGGAGGTCCTGTGGAGCTGGGTGATGCTGTCATTGCGTCTCACGACGTGAATGATTGGACCATCAAGGTCCGGCACGGAATTAGATACGTCCGTGCTTGCGTTGCTCAGTCTTCACATGTCCCGTGGGAGAAATACCCCGCTGGGACAGTCCTATCCGCCGCTTTGTATGGTGCCCCTTCCAAGGGCATCGCTCCTCGTGGTAGTATACGAGGTTACAAGGTTACGTGGATAGCTTGGAGTTAACAGGAAACCCGGCGCGTAGCTGAACGCCGGACCCATTTCCCAGGATCAGCTCTGGGAGGAGGCCTATTGGCATAAC